GTCTTAACGGATTAGATTACGGGGAACATGCAAACAAACAAACCATGGATGGGATACTGGGTGTGCTTTGTAAGCGCACTAAATCTCTTCTTGTGGGGCGGTTATGGGCATATGCACGATATGGATTAATGGAAAAATTTTGTAAATGGGCTACGGCTACCCTATGGGCGTCTATGCTACGACAAACTGAACTTCCACCAACTCCTGATTTCGTTGTGAAATCGAACGGCAGTCATTTGACATACCTCTTCGATAACTCACTCTGGCGTCATTTGTGTAGTTCTATTCAGAAAGCTTCTGCTAAAAATCGGAAGATACAACTGGAGAAAATTATGATCACAATGACAAAAGACATATACATGACAAAGAACGCCTCACTAGCTGTCGACGATTCTTTTGTTAAGGAAAACCTGGAAAAGCACAAAAAAGTTATGTGTGAACCCATGGCCTCAGACCCTCTCAGTGACCGTATGGAAAAGCTGGTTAATACCGCAATCCAACAGTGTGCTGATGATATCTTTGGTAGGTTACCTATACAAGATGAACATAAAAGAACAGTAAAAGGAGTAGAAAAGATAAAAACAGTCCCATTTGAGGCGCGGCCTCCTTCTCGTCTTCCATCCCTAGGTGCCTCGGTCAATTCAAACCGAACCAAGGGGGGAGCTGCCGGAGATCTTCTTAGATCACACGGTGAGAAGTACGACCTACCAGAACCCCAGTCAGGATACCTACATAGTTATTGTACATACAAGACACTATACACTGACGTCCGAACTCCTCATGACCCGGAACTTTATTCCGAGGCGGAGAAAGCTTCGCGGTTATCTTCCTTTACCCGACAGTCTGTCGAGGCTCAGGTTGTACCACTGCTCGAGGCATTTAAAGTAAGGACAATTACAAAAGGGGACGCCGACCAATATCATTTGGCTCGACGTTGGCAAAAGGTTATACATGGAATTATGCGTAGACAACAAAATTGTCGTTTGATCGGACAACCGTGCAACTCCGCGTATCTGTCCCAGATTTTCGGAAACTCGCCTTACTTTCCAATTGGTGAAAGTGACGGGTTCTTCGTTTCTGGTGATTACGAGTCTGCAACGGACCTCTTGCACCCACTCCTTTCGGAGGTGGCGAATGAGGCGATCGCGCAACGTTTGCGAATCCCGCTCGAAGACCAGTGGGTCTTGAAGCAGTGTTTGACGGGACATGACTTAAAATACGAAGCAAAGGGCACCCTACATAAACAACAGTGGGGACAATTGATGGGTTCTCCATCTTCCTTTCCGATACTCTGTCTGATCAACCTCGCAGCTACGAAAGTGGCATATGAGGAATACTTTAGGAGCATTGGTAAATTGGGGAAGAAGGAATACTGTGTACTGGAGGAACTTCCAATGTGCGTGAATGGGGATGACATACTTTATTGGTGTTATTCACAAGAACATTATGACATGTGGAAGATGGTCACAAAAGAATGTGGTCTGAAATTTTCTCTAGGTAAGAACTATACACACAAGTATGCTGCGATTATAAACAGTGAACTCTACTTTCATACGGGATTCCAGAAAATCAAGGGACCCAATGGAGGATATCTCAATTGCCTAGCTAAGAGAACTAGTACGATTTTTCGTCAACAGGGTTCTCTCTGCTTGCCGGACACACTGTTCTACAAGCAGGCCTCAGTCAACTCTCGGTTACTAATCGGGGGACAAAGATCTACTGGGGCTGGCACACAATCCTTGGTTACAATCTGTGACAAATCTGATTATGATTTAAAACTCATT